CAATCGCGTCTAAGTCGCGTATGAGTCGCGTTAAGGTCCGATTGATATTCGACTGGTGTCTGACTAAGGTCTGGTTAGTATCCGATAACGGTCTGAGAGTAGCTAAGTGGTCGAAATATAACAAGACACGGGATGATGATAAAAACCGACACGGGAAACGATCAACTGCTCTCCGAGACCCTCCCTCTCCAGACATCTCCATTACATCTAAAGAAGAGAAGATTAAGAGAGCAACATCATATCCCGAAAACTTCCAGGTCTCGGAGGAAGTCAAAGCCTGGGCCGGCGCCAAAAGACTCCCAAACCCGGTAATGCACCTTGAAGCCTTCCGAGACTATCACACAAGCAAGGGATCCACATTCAAAGACTGGGACGCAGCATTCAGGACATGGATTAGAAACGCTGCAAGATTTAAGGACAATGGCAAATCGATCGAAGGACGGCCAATCCCACCTCTTGTCAAATCAGGAACACTAGCAGAACCCTCAAAAGAGGAACGGCAAAAAGTGTCTGGTCTCCTGAAAAACCTGTCAGAAAAACTCTCAGCCAAATAAAATTCCCCTTGACAACGTAAAACGAGGAGTATAGGAGTAAAACAATGAAAGTGATTTTTATCTTGCTGTGTCTATCACTCTCAGGTTGCCTCGCAGGGAGCTCTGGCTTCGTTCAAGGATTCTCAAATCAATACTCGGGAATGTCCGCTTATGAGTCCCAACGGCTACAGATCGAACGGGAAAGGAATCTGAGAGAGCAGTTAGATTCGATAAGGAGGATGAGATAGTGGACGGGCAACAGGCACTAGACATCATAACAAAAAACAGACCGCAACAGGTACATAGGGGTGGTAGGCCTAAAAGAGCTGAGGTCGCTGCTCTGGCCGAAACAAAAGCGGAATTAGAAAAGCAGATTCGTAAACTCCGCAAACCTCTGGCGAAACATTATGTTGACCGCGCTTTTGTGTCTGACCGGGTTTTGACCCATGTTGTCGAAAGAGTGATTCCACCGGCCCGTCCCGAGCTCGGTCCCGGGGAAGCGGCCTTTTTAGTCGGTGCTGGCATGATCCTTGCCGACTATCTGCTCAATCGTGGCCAAGCCCCACTAGATGTTGTGTCGGAGGCCCAGCCCGACATTATCACGATACCTGCATCCGAATGATTTCAGCCACTTACAGGCCAAGTTGACATAATAGATATTATCAGACTGTGAGCTATGGCCGATCCAGCCGCACACCTACCGACCCCTGACATAGCCGATTTCTGCCCGTGCCTCGATCTCCACAAGCTGTTTGCCGACCTACAGAGCCCAGCCATCCTCCAAGAGCGGAAGATCGCTCTGGTAAAGGCAGCCGGCAAGGCGTGTCTCCACTTCTTCCTCGATTTCTTCATCGGCTATCGCGATATTGCGAACCAATTCCACGCCGATTTCATTACCCGAGTCGAAGAGGACCGCGATAAGGATTTATTTCTCCTACCTCGAGGCCACCTCAAGACCTCGATCTTTACCATTGGCGGCTCCCTCTGGTCTGTTGTCCACAATCCCAACCGGCGCATCGGCATCGGCTCCGACACGTTAGGCCGTGCTAAGGGGTTTCTCCGGGAAATCAAGTTACTGGCCGAGGGCAAGCGAGCTCTCCAGGTCTACTATCCCGAGGTTTTCTACCTAGACCCGCCCAACCAGAGCCCGAAGTGGACCGACGAAGAGTTGCAGTTCAAACGAAGCGCCGTCTACAAAGAGGCCACTATCACGGCCTTTGGCCTCGAAGCCCTACCGACCGGGGACCATTACGAGGACATCCGGCTTGACGACATTGTGACGCCGGAGAATACGACGACCAGAGACCAGATGGATCACTTGAAGAAGAGCTTCGCCCTACTCAGTCCGATCCTGGAGCCCAAAGGCGCCTGTATGCGCGTCTCGGGGACACGTTACGATTACGGCGACAAGTATAGCGAGCTCCAGACCGACCCGGCTTGGCGACTATTCCGGGAGCCGGCGGAAGGCGGCCCAAACGGTCTCATTTTCCCTCAAAAATTCTCCCTTGCCCGTCTAGCGGAGATCCGGCGCGAGGTCGGCCCGTACATCTACTCCTGCCAATATCTGCTCGACCCTATCGACCCAGAGACGGCCATGTTTCGCCGGTCATGGATCCAGTACTTTGACACCTGGCGGCCCGGCCCGTATCGCGCCTACATCACAGTAGATCAAGCTTATTCGATGAAGAAGGAGGCCGACTATACGGTCGTCATGCAATGCCGCGTGGATCGGGATAAGAACCTCTATGTGGCCGACTACATCCGAGGACATATCGGCATGGGGGACGTTGTTAAGGCGGTCTTTGCCATAGTCGAGCGGACGCCTAGTTTAAGTGCGGTCGGGATCGAGATCCAGCCCAACGAGACGGAGACTAATTCCGCTATGATATTGATGTTACGGGAGGAGATGCGTCGGCGTGGGCAGTTTTTCAATCTGAAGCCGATCCGGCCGGCGAGGGACAAGGTAGCACGGGCATCAATCTTAGTCCCGCTTTTCTCCAATGGGCAGGTTTACATCCGGTCCAACATGACCGAGCTTGAGGACGAGTTACTCCGCTTCCCTCGAGGCGAGCATGACGATCTGGTAGACGCTCTGGCTTACGTGCCGCATATCTGGACCGAGACGCGGGTTCAGAGAGTACCCGAGCCCGAGGTAACGTCTTCCATAGGGTGGTAAGATGATTGCATATTCAACTGGCCCATTCCCAGAACCGAGATTAATTGAAAGCGGTAAATTCACCGTTGCATTATTTATTGGTGGCGACCGGGGCGGCTATGCAAGGGCGAGTCTTATTTATCCCTGGCCCCAGCGAGCTGGAGGATACCGCAAATCCTTTTACCTGATATATGACACCCCGCATCTTCCAGTAGAGACCCAAATTCAGAAGGAAGTTGCTTGTTTCGCGAAGGACATAGAATTTGAAGAAACAAGTCTCACAACACCCAAAAGGAGGGCTAAAATGAAAAAGTTTCTTGGATTGTTTTTGGCGCTGGCGTTGGTGCTGGCGCCTGTTTTTGTCGGGGCTCAGGTATTGAGGGGGGACTTTGTTCAGGTGGAGTTGCTTTCCTCGGCGGCGCGTGTCGGTCCAGGGACCGGATCGACAGTCAGCAGGATGCACAATTTCAAGGATGCCATTATTCTGCTGAATATGGTTGCGGCTACGGCCCAAAATAGCGAGACCCATGCCGTCAGGATTCAAACATCGCCCGACAGTGGAACGACTTGGCTGGACATAATGGCCTTCGCCGCGCATACTGGAATAACCGTTCAGGCGGCAGTCAGCGATGTAATCCAATGGACAAGCATGTCGGTGACAACCGCTTTACAGCAATTACCGGCCATCAATAAGAATATCGCTGCTGGAACAGTTAATCATGGGCCTGCTGGTCCGCTCTGGCGCGTGGTTTGGGGCACAAGTGCTGTAACGTCCACCGGAACATGGCATTTCGGCGTAACGGGATTTTTCCGAGCGTTTAAATGATCCTGGCCGTTCTCATCCTGTTTATTCCGGTCTTTTTCTATCCGATCCATGACGCCTTCGGGATTGCCAAACTCGCTTATCTGGCGGTTCTGACTGCGATCGCGGCGTACCGGCTATGGAGAATGAAGGAAGTGAAGATTCCCTATGCGGTCCCTTTACTTCTCTATCTCCTGGCCGTGGCGCTATCGGGCAAAAACGTCATCTATTGGTATCAATATATTCTCGCGGTCGGGATGGATCTGGCCGGAATAACGGTGATGATTTACATGGCGAACGCCAGAATTGTCCCGAAGCGTTTAATGATAGCCATCGCCAGGATTGCGTTTGTTTTCTCTGCCTTCGCCATCTTCTTGTATGTGGGGCCTACCGTCTATCCGGGTAAGCCGGATTGGGCTTGGGAATCCACGATGGGAAACACTGGTTTTGCCGCCGGGATGCTTGCCTGTTTGATTCCCATAGTAGTCTGGCTCGCTTGGACGGACGGGAAGGTCTGGCTTTGGGCTACCCTTGCGCTTCAGACCATCCACCTCGATATGACGATTTCCCGGACCCCTTGGGTGAGTTTGGTTGCGGTTTCTTTTGTGGCTCTAATTGCTGCTGCAATTAAATACCCGGTAAAGCGTTGGCGATTGGTTAGCGCCGGGCTCGGACTCGGGATTGTGATTATTCTTCTGTCCGCCGCCTTCATGGACATCCAGAGCCAGAAACCTCAATCCATAGGAGTCCGACTTATCTATTGGGCTGGAACGTGGGAGATCATCAAAGAGCATCCGGTATTCGGCGCCGGCCGCGGGCAGATACAAGTTGTCGCTCTTCCTTATATGGCGAAGGCCGGAGATTCCGGCCTTTTCTTTGTCGATCACATCCACAACGATTATTTTGAAATCTGGGCGGAGACCGGGCCT